TTTACCCTCTCGGGGAGTTCATTAAGGAAAAAATGATTAATTTTGCATCGCCATTAGGCTAAGCACACAAAAGTGAACGGATATCCCCGTTTTTGGTGGTATAATCCGCAAAACAAAATGTTCACAAATTTAAAACGAAGCGTATAAGAACGAAAAACGAAGCGTATTAGAATACGCTTCGTTTTTCGTTCTAAATCAATGTGGCTAAAGGCATGCCTTGTCGAAGTTCTGAATAAGAGGTCGAGCTTGGAAAGTGTCCATCTTTTAAGTATGCCAGCCCGTAGTCGTCTCGCAACTTTAAAGGGTCATCACTGCAGCCCCACACAGTTGTTGAGATGATGCTTTAATCCAATGATAATCTGTCTTTTTTGACATCATTTTACGCTTAAATAATCAATGAATAATTTGGATATTTAAGATATTTTTCGTACCTTTGTATGTGGAAGAGTGGCATATTTTATGCCCCAATTCCCAACCATCTACGTGCTTTTTCAGCAGATTGGTTTGCAAAGTCATAGTACGCCTGCCATTTGTCTTTATAGGCTTCTGGCTCCTGCATGTAGTGACGCTGCAGGGCAAGCTCTTCTGAATAGGTGTAACGAGTTCTGATGATGGCGTTTGCCACATCGTGAATGTCTGTTGGGTCTGCACACTCGCGGATAAAACCGCCGTCAGCCTCTTCTCCTTCATATTGATAACCAGTGTAGGGCTCAGGCGTTTCTTCCTGACCTTCCTTCTTTTCTGGTGTATAGTTCTCTATGACCGTTTCATGTGGGTACAGGATTATTCTTCCCTGGTCATACTGAAAGAATGTGCGTGGCTGCTTGTACACAGCCTTGAATGTTTGTTTTGCCATATTTCTACGTAAATTTAAAGAACATTTGTCCGTTTTTGCCTTCAAACTGCTGTATCACGGTAGGGCATGGCAGGTCTTCGTGCGTGAAGTCCTTGATAGCCTGATCAATCAGTATCTTGGAGCCAGTGAAGCTATAGTATTCGGCATCCAAGAAGGTCTGATTGCCCTGGGAGTCACGCTCCTTCTCAAATTCGTAACGTTCGTGCAGCTGGCCGTCCTCGCCTACGTACTCCTCGGTCTTGAGTATTTTCTTAAAACGGATGGCAAGTGCCTTGCCAGGGACAACCTTGTCTATCTCCCTAAGAACTCCGCTCTCATCTTTTACCCTGACCTTTTCGTGGATTTTCTCAATTTTCGAGTCTGTCACTACATAGTCAAGCAGGTAGATTTTCTTATTCCACGTACCAGTCTGGTTTGAGCCGGCATCCCTTAGAAGACGGCAGATGGTGAGGAAAGTGACTTTCTGTCTACCCATCATTCCCTCAAAGGGTGGCTTTACTCGACGGTTTTTAATGATTTTACCTAAGCTGTTTTCCATTCCTATAGTTTTAAATAAATGAATACAGTTTGCGTGCTTGGCATACCCAAACCTGCTGGCCTGCCTGACCCTTATCTGCTCCTCCGTTAATCCACGCTTGCGAAGCTCATGGACATGGCGGCACAAGTCCTGCTTGTTGCGTTTACCTAATAGGACGCGGTCATGGTAGAACACATAACCGATGATGCGTATGCCCGTCCATGTCGGGCGCACGTTATAGTCTTTGTTGATAATTACGTGGTAATCCCTCGCAAGGATCATTATCGAAAGGACTTTCACAATACCAAGCACTGCCTTGTCAGCATGCCTTATAATGATATTGTCTACAAAACGGGTATAATGCGTAAGCCCGGCATCGACATACTTGTGGAACTTCTCCGCAAGGTAGGCCGGACCAAGGCAAAGCTCCTTATAGTCATCAGGCGTAGAGGCATTGACAATCCTTGCCTCTACATATTTCCTTGTCCAGAAAGCGAGTTTGTCCGCGTCTTTCCCCAAATCGAAAAAACGCATTGCGAGACGGTCGAAATCAGCCAGATAAAGTTGGCCGAAAATCTGGGAAACCTTTATGCCCAAAGGCACACCTTGTAAATAACTGTCCACAACCTTATACAAGATGCGTTGCAGCCTTCCCGGTTTTATCTTTCGGGAAATCTGCCTCTTTAGAATGTCGTGGTCCATCAAAGGGAAATAATGGTGCGCATCCATAGACAGGAAGTACATGCACTCTTCCTGTGAGTTATTGAAAAGCTCGTTCCTCAAACTCTGCAATAGGGCTTTCTGCCCCATATTTGGGCGTACTGCAGGACATTGCCAGGCAATATAGTCATAAAGGCTCGTCTCGTAAGGCCGAATGGCAGCAGCTTCCAGCACATGGTCATCTATAGGAGCCTTTGCCAGCTTCCGCTTCTTGCGTTCCATTACTTCCTTCTCCTTGTATGGTGAAGGCTTCCATTCCTCATCGGTAAGTGATTTAAGCACCCTGTCAAGGTTTTGCTCGAGATTGCGTTCATAACGGCTGATATTGCTCCGTTTAAGTTTCTGGTCACTGAACGAATCCCATGCAGCCTTGACGTTCTCAGGCGTGGCGTCATTGCCAAGGTCGTGGATTCTCCTCATAACCGGGTCTTGTGGGTTTGCTTGTGATACGAATTTTGGGTTTTGATGTGGGTCTGTGAAGGCATTGCCTTCTTTCCGGGTCTTGTCTGCAATATTTGCAAGGCGGGTATGACGCTCACGCAGAGGCTACGAGTCTCGCCGCCAACTTTCGATGTTTTCTCCCAATGGGGAAGGTTCATTCCTGTCTCGCATAAGATCTATATTGTTGAGGGCAGCCCCGTTGTTCACCCAGGCGTTCGAGGGACCATTGTTGCCATTGAAGCACGAAACGCCCGCATTGCCGCCATTGTTCGCATTGCCGAGAGCAAAAAGGCCGCGCAAGCCGGAGCTAAGGAAATCCACCTGATGGCCATAAGACCAACGATTGCAAATTTACGAATTTTCCGTGATGCAGCAAGTCAAAGAGCGATTTTTATGGAAAGTTAAAGAATTTTATGAAAAAAGGCTGGATACCCCTGCGGCTTCGCCGCACCTCGTTCCTCGGTGCGGAGCCGCGCCCTTTTGGGGCACGGCTTGTGTGCTTTGCTCACGCTGCCCACTCATGTCCGCAACTGCCCGCTTTCGTCCGCTAAGCGGATACATAGAAAGGCTCGGTGTCCCAGTCTTCCGCTGCTTCGCAGAGGGCAGCCCCGTGGCGCACCCAGGCGTCCGAGGGACCACCGGCGCCAGAGAAGCACGAAACGCCCGCACTGCCGCCATAGTACGCAGAGCCGAGAGCACAAAGGCCGCGCAAGCCGGAGCTGATATCGGATCGCCAGAAATAGTCGCCGTAGTTGGTGCTCTCGCTGCCGCCCACCTCAAGCGGATAGTAGCACATGTGCTGCAGGTTCATGCGCTTTATCCAGCCTTCCGTGGTCAAGGGTATGGTGCCTATCTTCCGCATGCCCGTTGTGTTGTCAGTAGGTATCGCCGTGCTGTCCCATATCTGCTTTTGGTAGACGTCTATCGTCTTGTCGGCATTGTAGCTCAGGATTGACAGATGGCGCATGCACCACAGGTAGTGGTAGAAGTTCTTGAGGCCGAAGAAGCACGGTATGTTGTTTATCGTCAGCTTCTTCTCGTCGCCGTCCATGCAGTCCACTGAGAAAACGCCCATCGCGTCGCCTTTGTCAGCCAGCGCGTCCATGTCCACCGTAGCATATTGGTTGCCGAAATAACTGTTCACGTTGTCCACGCCCATGCCCAGGCCGCCCTGGTACAGTCCGTCGGCAGTCATCGCCGTGTTCCTTGCCGCCCCGATATTCCTGTTGTGGAACACTATTCGTGTCAACACGCCTATCATGAATATCGCCGGATCCATGGTCGCACCCCAGCGGTCGCCGTTCTTTTCTGCGTATCTCTGCAAGGTGTTTTCAGCAATGTTTACCACCGGTTTGCCGCACATCGTGTTCCACTTTCCATCCAGCGAGGCATCGTTAGTGCCCCCACGGTACTGCGCGGAGCGGTTGCAGTAGTTCACGAGCTTGAGGTTTGTCCTGTCTATTGCGCTTGCGCCGGAGCATGGCACTGAGAATATCGGGATCTTGTAGTTCCAGTGTCCCGGAATAGGCTTAGGGCTCACAGCCTCGTAGTCATATTCGTAGTCATCCCACGGTGCGTAATACATGGTCACGCCCGTACCCCAGTTGTAGTGGCCCATGCTGCCGTCAAGTTTCGCCTCTTCGCCCGTCTCCAGGCGATAGTGGGTCTGTGACGAGAGCTTCTTGCGAGAGTGGTCGTTCTGCACGAGGTAACCGCCAAGGCCGAGGATGCTCTTCAGGTTGGCAAGCATAGAGATGTTGCCTATAGGCTCGCCCTCCGGGCTTGCGTTGCCCTTTCTCCATCGGCAGCCGCACCACGTCGCACCGGCATTGCCCACTGCTCCAGGAAGCGACATCTTCTGAGGTATGCCCTTGGCCTGATCATACACCTCTATCAGCTTGCCAGCAGTTGAAAGACCGCCGTCAGGCAGGTCGCAGATTCTCTTCGCGTTGTCATAGGCATTTATGATAGCCTTGAGTTTTGTTTCTTCGTCTGTTGTAAAAGCCATATTTCTTTGTCTTATTGTTATGTTCTTATATTCTTATATTCTGAAAACGCCGTCCACTATTCGGAACGACGAAGCGTCCACCAGCCTCATTTCAGGCTGCTTCACCCTTATGCTTATCTCCTGCCATAGGCTCGTGTTCCCGAGCGGTATCACCCATAAGCTGGTCACGCCTTCCTTTATCAGCCTTATGTTTCCCCCGGGGTCCACGCGGATGCCGTCGCCTTCTACGAACTGGAATATGAAGTTCTGCGGATAGTACGAAGGTATAAGGCTCACCTTTATCCTCTGGGGCACGTCGTTCCTTAAAGATATTTCCTTCAGGTATTCGAGCCTCATTTCCGTAGGCACGCCCATCGTCTTGCCAACGAAGTCCGTCGAGAGCTGCTTTAGCTCCGACACAGTGGCATCGGCGTTCTTGGCGGCTATGTCGGCAACCCCCGCCTTTTCGTCGGCATACTTGGCAGCACTCTCTGCCTTGGCCGTCGCCGCCTCCGCGTTGCTGATGGTCGTGCCAACCCCGGCCACGCGCTGCTCCATGGCCGCCGTGTCCGTCTTCAATTGCTCCACCTCGCTCTTGGCCCTCTGGTAGGCCGTTGCCGCAACCTGAGCGTCCTGTGCCGCACTGCCAGCCCTTGTCGCCGCGTCGTTGGCAGAGTTCACCGCTGCCGCAGTCTTTGCCTGCGAGTCCTTCACCGCAGCGTCCACCTTAGCGTTAGCCGCACTGATAGCGTCTTCCGTCGTCGTGGCCACATAGTCGCTCCACGTCTTTGTCGCCACAACCTTGTAGGTCAACACCCCGTTGCTGACAACGATGACCGGCAGCGTGATACCTCCCGCTGTTTCTTCGGCTGTTGCTGTCTTCAAGTCTGTGACAGGAAAGCCGTATAGCTCTGATTTGTCAAGTTTCTCTATTGCCATATCTGTTTTGTTATTAAATGATTAATATCCTCCGAAACTCACTACGAAGTACTCAAAATCACAGTCATTACGGGTTGAATCATCCGATGTCATAACCGTGAAAGTATAAACGCTAACCGCTCCAAGTGTCGCATACATGACATTGCCGCCACTGCTGACTCTTGCACGCACAAAGACCGTATATAGCCCATGAGGTTTTTGGCGGAGAGTGCATTCATACCAGCCCGTGCCTCTCTTATTCACCCTCTCTACCGTGCAATTATAGTCTAATGCCATCTGCGTCTGTTTCTCTGCGTCGAATGTACCATCCGCATTTATCATGCCGTAAGCAACGCATACCATTGCCAGGCCACCGGTGCCCGATTGGAACACCTTGGCTATGGCGCGCCCGTTCGTCGAGTAGCCGATTCCCATACCAGTCATCTTTGCCCAGTTCTTTGGTGTCGTGTTGTCGCCAAGCTCTACGGAATGGCCGGGGAACATATAGCTGTAGCCTTCCATCTTTACAGATTGCAGTCCTTTGCCCGGATGGTCCGCGTCGCTCTGAATTTTTATAAGCCAGGAGACAGGATCGACGATGGAAAAGCGGCCGTCACTATGCTGCTCATAGAATGTAATCGAGCGGGAAGACATAACAGATCTGGACTTCTCTATATATTTGCCGCTCGAATCTTTGCTCCTCTCGAAAGTAGCATCACCGTCACTCACAAGTTCCAGGTTTCCTATCTTCCCCCCCGTCGCCTCCACGTACCCTTTCACGTGCAGCGTGTCCGTGTTCGTGTCAAGCCACATCTTAGCATTGATGCCCTTATTGGCATCCGCCTCCGTCGCGTACCACGCAAACTTGTTGCCCCACGTGTTCATCGTCCAGTTGGCGCTGTCCATCCTGAACCCCACGCTCTTCAATCCTTGACGTATGCCGGCCTCTATGCTCCCCGCCCGCTGCTGCGTGTAGCTCTCCAATGCCTGCTGGCGGCTCGCCGTATCGCCAAGGGCGTTCGCGTTCCAGTGGATAGCCGTCGAGTTCCTTGCCAAACTCATCCGGCTCACAACTACGTCACCATTCTGCAGAAGCAGCACTCTCACCTCGATCCAGAATGTCTTTACCAACGCGCCGCTGCTGTTCGTCTCCGAGTCCGCAAACCGACGTGTCACCGACAGAGGTATATAGCCGCCCGTGGCGTTTCCAGATCCAAGACTAAACATGGAACCGCTTCCGTTGCGCTTCTTATCCTCACCACATGGGTACATCTGTATCCATATGCCCTCGTCCAGAGTCACGCCGTTGAGGTCTTTAACCATAGCTGTAAGCGTATAGTCACCCTCTCCACGGAAGGGTATGTAATATCTAAGCCCGTTATTTGATGTCGTACGGCATCCAGAACGTCTCAGCCGCACGCCCCTAAAGCCGTAGTAACTGTAATCATCATTATACACACTCAGCAGGCCTGAATCATTGAACTCCTTGATTTCTTCATTCACTTGCTCTCGGGTGGCTCCGTCCGGTTGTGTCCTTTTCCATGTGCTGTCATCAAAGTTCACGTCGGGAATCAGGTTCTGAGCCTCTACATCCTTTGCCGCAGCCGACCAGCTCGTCTGTTTCTGGCTCCCCATGTCCATGCGCACCCAGTCCACGGCCACACCGCCGTAAGCTTTAGCGTCATCGCCTTTGTCACCTTGCTCATAGATGCCTATCTGCACGTCCATATCCTCCTCGGCCGTGAACATCAAGTAGTCTATCACCGTGCCTGCACGTGTATAGCTGAAAACCTGACTCTTCTGCCAAGACCAGTCCGGTTTGAATACATAGAGGTGAATCACATGGCCGTCCATGGCAGGCTGAGTAGGATAGTCTTTCTTAGCCACCAGCCACATGCGGGCTGCCACCGTATAACTCAGCCCCTTCTTCACACTTACACGCTCACTTGTAAACACACCATACTGTTTCTTTACCATGCCACGCACATCTCCGCCCCACAGTAAATTTCCTTCAGTATACAGACTTGTCACGCGAGTAGAGATTTCTGTGGCGTGCTGACTGATTTTCGATACGTTGTCTTCCAGTTCGCTATCCTTCGTCTTTCGCGATTCTACCTCTGCGATCAGGCTGTCGGCTGTCTTCGTTATGTTCGTCTTGTTTTCTTTTATGCCATCCTCTGCAGTGTCCATCCGTGAAGTGAGCGTTTCAACAGTGCTCTTCATGTCCGTCACGCGTTGGTTGGTGTACTGCATCCCGCCGTTTCCATCTGTCCCGTAGTAGATATAAGCCAGGAAGTCCTTGTTCATATCTGCTACGCCGTTAGTGCCCAACTGTGGAATAACCATGCGTTGGTCAAGAATTTGGCTGTTTTTGTCAAACAGTTGCACAGCTATGCGTTTGATGGTTGACACTTGGGCATTAGTGTCGCTCCGATCACTGAAACGTAGGTTTTGTATCTTATTATCGACAACCGTTCCAGTTTCCTTATTGCTCGAATAGCTGTAGACAGTTGCTTCATTATCGGTAAAGGCAGAGACGCTGAACACCTTACCAGGAGGAACCTTGTTATAGATAATTGGAGAGGCCGTTCCCTGCTGATAGACGATATAGTATTGCAAGTTGATCTCTGTCGATTTCTTAAAAATGTTATTGATGGTGTCGTCGCCTGTCTCACCTTTCTCAGCATAATTGCCGTATTCGTCTCCATTGATTTCATAGTTGGACTCTGCAATTTCTTGTACTGGTACGAGCCGCCACACCTCAGTGCGGGGCAGTGACTTTTCTCCGAGTGAGACAGAGATGGTGTACAGCACGTCGTTACCATGGAGCAGGTGTAACGTGACGCTCTTGATGTCATTCTTGTCACCAGTGAGATCGTCCCATTTAAGATTTTCATAAGTCGATGTGACTTCTTTATTTGTATTGTTGTCACGGTAGAGCCACACGCTGAAGTTCTTCTCCTTCACCTCTTCCGATTTCATAGCTACGACCTTACTGCCATTGACACGATAAATAACCATTGAGAGCTTACCACCGTTCTCCACCACGCTCTTGTCAGCTGAAAGCATATAGCTCTCACCGACAGGCTTTATTGTATTGTCGTCACCCTTAAAGTACAGGTCACCCTTGAACACGTTCCCCTGCTTCTTGCTAACACGGAAGTCCAACCGACTATCATCCTTCGTCGACGGAAGAGAATACTGCTCCTTGATGTCGATATAGTCAGACATTGGGATGTCCTCTTTCGGTGTTTCCAATATAGAACCTCCTCTCATGCGTCCTATCCCACTGTAAGCAATCACGCTCGGAGCGCTTTTTTCCCCGTCCTTGCTCGCTATGACAATAGCGTTGCACCGGTCAGCATCCTGCCACGGGTCGGCGCAGCCGAATCCCACCATGTCATCACCAGCCACTGGGAATGTGCAGCCTTTCGGCTTCACATCCTCCATCCCGTAGCATGTGAAGGTCTTCCCCTCATGGCCCGGGGCCTCTGTTGTTAGCGTAATCTTTTCTGTCGTGTGCGCAAAGATTCCATACACGCAACGCATTGAATGCCCACCTATCTGAACGTTGTCCTCCACGCCATGCTTCACGCACACACCCCAATAGTAAGAATTGGTGAAGTTATGGGTTACTCGGTCGGTGACATTAAACTCCTGGCATTGGCCCATCGCACCCACAACAAGGTCGTCTTTTATACTCGCCGTTCCGTCACTCTCACAAAAGTACACCTTGAAAGCATTCGATACCTGTTCAAGTTCTTTGTTGAGAAGTCCCTTGCCATCGCCAAGCAGCTCTACACGGGTGTCCGTGGCTGTAAGTTCCTTACCCACAAAAGCCACCATTCTCCTGACACCGTTAACTGTCACGGGTAGCGTGAACAACGTTAAGCCAATAGTACTCGACTCGCCGCTCGCATAATCGAAGTATATAGGATCCACGCGCAGAATCTTATGTCCCCAGTCGCTCGCGATCATCTGAGCACCCACGTATGTCTTCTTATGAATCTCAAGTTCTGCTGCCTCTAACTTCTTCCTCACTACGATGTTGTCCACCGCAAGCACCGAGTAGCTGCCCGTCTCATCGATCACATTCTTCAGCGTCCATCCCTTACCCGTCATTGACGTGTTGCCGTCTGAATCAGAGGAGTGCATGTCATCACTCGTCACTGAGGCAAATGCTACAGCATCACCTTTTTTCACAGGTTGGTCAAGCCAATCGCTAAATTCATGTCCACTCCACTGCTTGCTGTTGTCGGCCTCTTTAGCGTGGTCGGCCTCTTTTGCTTTCTCTATACCTCCCTTAACTGTCTCTGCTACAAGGGCATGATTTGCCTCTAAAGCTTGATCCGCCTTTGAAGCGTGCTCGGCTTCCTTGGCCGTCTCTGCCATGTCGGCTTTCGCGGCGTGCGCGGCCTCTTTCACGGCCATGCTGCCATAGGCCGTACTGCCCGTGTTCACTGCGCTCGTGCTGCCCTCATTCTTGGGTTTGCTGATGATCTTGACGTCTATCATTGTTCTATCTCCTTTAAGTCCATTTCTGCCGAGCCCTCGTTGATGCTGCGGCTGATGCCCTGCACGAAGAATGTCCTCCCCATCGCCGGATGGCGGTAGTGCAGCAGCGGGTTCACAAGTCCTTCCCCGGCTTTGTCCCTCAGTTTCTGCGTCATCGTTATCCGGGGAGCATGGTATTCCTGATAGTAGCTGTCCACATACAGCTGCTCCGGCTTCGCGCTCAGTTCTCGGGCGTAGTCGTATATCTGCAGCACGCCGCCGCCCGTCTGCGTGTTCACGGGTGTGCTCATTTTCACGCTGTCTGTCACGCCAAGCTCATGGCTCTCTGCTGAGGTAAGTGCCGAGCTGATCTTGAAGCTGATGTCGTCCTTGCGGTTCACAAACGTTTCTTTCGTGTCGCTAAGATATACAATGTCCTTGTCGCCCGTGTTGTTCACAAGGCCGTTGTCACTGTATATCTTCATCTCAAACGACTCAATCACGATGCTGCTCACGTGAGGAAGCAGGGCCACCGTGCTGCTGCCCCATTTCGTATGGCGGAAGAAGGTGGGATGACGGCGGGTTATCACGTCCCAGGTCACGTTCACGGGGCCAAGGATGACAAACCTCACAGCACCGCTCACCCTGTCTTTCTTTCTGATGGGTATTGCTGTCCCTTCTGCATCGATACCCATCTTGTAGCTGATGTTGTTCTGCAGGTCAAATTTCGTACCGATGAGTTTGTCGCCTATCTTCGGGTCAAAGCCGATGGTGAAACTCTGCTGGTAGTATTCGTCGTCGCTCGCGCATTGGCTCCGTTGCTTGTAGGTCCGCCACTCATAGTCTGATGGTGTGCCCGTCGCCCCGGTCTCCACCACGCATTTGTCGCCGATGATGAGCATACAGGCCACTACGCCCACCTTCGATATTTGGTCCGAGCTGTCGCCGATGGCGCTGTACTTGAACTCATACTCCTCCGGGCCTTTCTCCGTTAGTGGCACAAGCCCATTTGTTCGCTCCGCGTCCCACTCCGGTTCCGTGCCTGGCGTCGATGCCTTCCACCACTTCTGGGTGTAGTAACGGCCGTCGCCATTGTCGCGGCTCGGCACAGTGCGGTGCCACCATTGACGGATGCCGCCGCCAGAGCCGCCTGCCGACGGCGTATATTTGTATATAGCCTTGTAGGTGTCCGTCAGGGCCATCACGGGGTTCAGCGCGATGCTCCCGCTCAGCACGATGTAGTTGGTCGTATCATCGTCGTTGGGCGAGAACACGCCGCCCGTCGTGTTGCCGTTGTATTCCGCCAAGGGGATGGAGGCTTTCAGTGTGGTCTCGTTGGGGTAGGCCTTACTGTCGTCCTTGTCCTCGCCGTTGCCGTTCACGCTGATGAAGAGGCAGTTCGTCATCTCCACCTTCGACACGGGCGAGTTGTCTTTGCCGTCGGTCTTACGCTCCACCTTGCCAAAGGCGATGATGGCCGCGCCCGGCTGTTGGGCCAGCACGTTGGGCAGACGCTCCTGGTTCGTGTTGCCCTCGCCGTAGGTGGCCATCAGGCTGCCCTTGCCCTTGTCGGGAAAGGTCCATTCCGCATTGTCCATCACCTGCATGTACCAGTCCGTGATACGCCCGCCGTCAAAGTCGGTCTCACGCCCGTGCGTCATCGCGTCAAAGGCTTCGATGGCCTTAGATATTTCTGCTTGTTCGAGAACGGACTGGAAACAAGGTCGTTGTCCAGCGGGCTCTTAATCACGCTCTCTACGCTCTTCACGTCACATGTCAGCAGCAGCTGGCTGTATATCTCGCCCACGCTGATGCTTGTCTCCATGCCCACCACGTTCTGTGTCGTGATGTCCGTCGTGCTGCGGGCCGTCGTCAGACGTCCGCCCGTCAGAAGGTCGCGCCAGTAGATGTCCTTCTCGCCCTTCACCGTCTCCCACGAGAAGATATAGAAGTCCATTCCTTCCTGCATGATGTGCAGGTTCAGATACTTCAACAGCTCCTCCAGCACGTCGTCCTGTTGCCACACGTCGTCCTCCTCGTCGCCAAGAAACAGCAGCTCGTTGATGGTCAGCTGGCCGAAGATGGCGTGGCGGTTGGCGCTCTGTGCGTCCACGGCCTTGCTCCCGTCATACCAGTAGTGCGTCGTCTGTCCGCCCTTGATGTCCAGGCTCGCGGCCACGCCCCCTAACATCTCTTTCATCAGGCTCAGGAAGGTGCGCTGTGAGGCCTGTCCCTTCACCACGCTGTAGAGCACGCCCAACGAGCCCACATTGCGGTATTTCGCATATTGCAGGGCCGTCAGAGCGTCTATGCAGCTCAGCTCTATCTCGTCCAGCTCCTCGTTGTAGTCCTGCGAGTAGGTCTGAGGCTCCACATATCCTGCAAAGAGGCAAACGCCCTCGCGGTAGATGTTCACCACTGCGTCCTTGCACGACGAGCAGAAGAAGTCCTGCACGAAGTTCCGCGTCAGCAAACGCACCGTGGCCTGCTCGCACAGCAGGTGGTCAAACGTGTCGTTCACCTCGCTCGTTGTCTCCACGGGGTCATCGCTGAAGTACAGGCCGCTCTTACCGTCGCCTATCTCCAGTTCCTCGCCGCGGTCGCCGTGTGTCAGTATCAGCACTTCGATGCGGTCGTTCAGCTCGTTGTAGAATTGTCCGTGTATGTACATCCTCTATAGTTTTATGTTCGTTCGCTTGCGGTTGATGCGCGTCTCGTTGGCAATGACCATCACGATGTCACGCCCTCTTACTCTCCCCTTCATCCGCACGCCGGCCACCGCGCCGCTGTCGCCTATCAGCGACTTCAGCTTGTCCAGTGGGGCCACGACCTCAGGGTTCGACTTTGCGCCGGCATATTCGCCCATCAGCGCGAGAGTCGGACCGTACAGCAGTCCGCCATTGGCAAAGGGAGTAACGGCCACAGACCCCACGATGCCCTGCATCATGCCGATGAAGCCCGCGGCGATGCCAGCACCGGCAAAGGGAATGTAGGCGTGGGCGGCCATGAACTCAGACGCGGCCAGCTCCCTGTAGGCCATGGCCTCGGCCTTGGCCGCCACGGTCGATACGGTGGCCGCTGCGGCTTCCTCCGGGGCGGAGGCTATCTTCGCGGCAGCGGCTGTCGTCGTCGCCACGCCGCTGGCGGTTGTTGCTGCGTTGCTGGCCGTGGTCACGGCGGTCAGGGCTTCCACAATGCTTATTACCGTCCTGACGCCCTGGTATATCTGTATCGCCGAGTCCACCACGCCTGTGATGGTGGCCCACGCGCCGCGGTTCTCCTGCAAGGTCTCGGTCAGTGAACTGATGCCGCCGCCGATGCCCTTGATGCTGCTCCACGACTTCTCCACCGTCACGTCGCTCTTCCGCAAGATCTTCTCGTAGTCCTCATAGCTGGCCACAAGTTTCTTCATCTCCTTGCGCTGGCTCACGCTCATCGGGTTCTTTGTGTCTGAGAGCATGTTCTGCAGCTCCTTGATGCGTTTGCGCATGTTCTGCAGCTCCTTGATGCGTTTGCGCAGACCGTCCATGCCGATGGCCTTCAGCTCCACTTTCAGCTCGGCTTTGCCCAGTCCGCCTAAGCGGTCCGTCTCCTGCTCCATCTCCGGCAGGCGGGCAAGCTGTTTCAGGCTGTCGCGCTTCTTCTCAAGGGCGCCGATGGTGCGGGCTATGTCCGAAATCTCAGCCGCACTCGCTTTCTTCTGCTTGCCCTCATAGTAGCTGATGGCCTTGTCAAGGCTGTCGATGGTGTCCAGGCGCGAGATGTCATCGGGCTTCTTCAGCTCCTCCAAGGTCTCGTCCCATTTGTCACGCAGGGCGTTCAGTGCGTTTATCTGCTCCTGTATCTCGGTGCGCTCACTCGCAGTGGCCGTCTTCAGCAGGTCATTGTAGTATTGAAGTTCATTCTCAAGCTGCCGGTAGGTCGTTATCTTGTCTATGCCAACGTCAACGTGCGCATTGCGTTCAAATGCTGTTTTAAGGTCGTTCAAACGGCTTATCTCACGGTCT